CTCCACTACAGGTATCAGCTTTCTCAAAGCCAGTACAAAAGGTCAACCTTACGAACAATGGGGATCTCCCCTCGGGCCAAACTTCAATTCAATCCACCAAATTCATCTCAACCACAGGAGCGTAAAAAATGGCTGTATACCTTCGGCCCGGCGTATATGTTCAGGAAGTCCTCAACCCTCTTCCCTCTGTACTCGGCCCATCCTCAAATTCTGTAGCAGCATTTGCTGGCTACACAGCGCAGGGTCCAACAACACCTACCCTAGTAAATTCTTGGAGTCAGTATCTAAGCTATTACGGTGGTTGGACAGCAAACAATAATTTGCACCTTGCAGTTCTTTTGTTCTTCTCAAACGGAGGCAGCTCGGCTTATATTCTTCGTACTGTAGCCGCAACTGCAGCAACCGCTAGCCGTACTTTTAATGATCGTAACGCCTCACCGGCTTCAACATTAAAAATCTCTGCACAAAATCCAGGAACTTGGGGCAATAGCCTCATCGTTAATATTTCTGATTCTGTCAATCAAGCAGGCTATGTTGATATTGCAATTTATCAAGGCGGAACAACTCAAGCAAATCTTGTTGAAAGCTTCCTTGATTTATCAATGGTAACCACCGATAACCGTTATGCTCCATCAGTTATTAACGGACAATCTGCTTATGTAACCGTTACTGATCTTGGTTCTAACGCTGTTGGAGCTTTAAGAGACCCAGTAAACGCAACTTTGGTATCTCTATCTGGCGGTCTTGATTACACAAGCTCAGCACCTGCATCAACGGATACTGCAAATAGCCTTAGCGGTTTTGATACAGTTAAAAACTCTTTGGTACTTAACTTGCCAGGGGCTACGGATTCAACATCTGTAAACCTTGCACTTAATTACGCGCAAAATCGCAATGACGTATTTGTTGTTATTGATGGAATTAACGATACTCCAGCAAATCAAATTACGCGTGCAAATTCTTATAATGCAACATCATTTGGCGCTGTTTACTACCCACCTCTTACAATCAAAGACCCAACAACTAACGTTGTTGGCGCAACTTTAACTGTAGGTGCCGGTGGTGCTGTAACTGGTTTGTTTATGGCAACAGATGCATCTCGTGGTGTATTTAAAGCCCCAGCGGGTCTTCAGACTCGCGTTGCTGGTGCAATCTCTATTGCATCAATTAGCAATAGTGACCTTGATGCTCTTAACACAGCAGCTAACCCAGTAAATGCAATTCGTTACATTACAGGTTCCGGAATTGTTGTTATGGGCTCACGTACACTTAGCCAAGCATTTATTTCAAAGTATGTCCCTATTCGTCGTACTTTGATTTACTTAGAGAAGGCTCTTACAGACCTTACACAGTTTGCCGTCTTTGAGCCAAACGATCCAAAGCTATGGCGCAGACTTACTGCTACATGCGAAGGTTTCCTAAATGATTTCTGGCGCAAGGGTGGTCTTCGTGGAGCAACCCCAGCACAGGCTTACTTTGTTAAGTGTGATGCTGACCTTAACCCACAGTCACAGATTGATGCTGGATATGTTAACGTTGAAATCGGCGTATCACTACAGCGTCCAGCTGAATTCGTAGTTATCAAAATCGGCCAGTTTGACGGTGGCGCCACCGTTACTGTTTCTTAAAGGAGAATATAAAAAATGGCAACAGACAATGTAGATCGCCGGTTTTCGAAAGTAGCTACAGACCCGCTACGCTCGTTTCGGTTCTATGTAGAGTTTTTCAACGCATCAAGCGGTGGCGGAACGGCTGATTCAAAAATTGCTAGCTTTGCTGGCGGTTTTGTTAACGTTTCTGGTTTGGGTATTAATACTCAATCTATCTCATACCGTGAAGGCGGATTTAATACAACAATCCACCAGATTCCTGGCATGACCACCTTTAACCCAATTACCCTTAACCGAGGAGTAATTCAAGGCAATGACAACGCTATGCGTTGGATGCGTTACCTCTTTGCTTCAACAGCTGGGGATGGTCTTGCACTATCTACAACTGCTAATGATTTCCGTTGCGATCTTAAGATTTATGTCTTGGATCATCCAAATGCTGCTCTTTCTGGGGCAACAACCGGCGCAACAGGAGCCGCGTCAAGCACAGACGGCAATAATCCAAAGCTTGGTTTCTGGGTACATAACGCCTGGATTTCAACCCTCAACTACTCAGATCTAGATGCTGGTGGAAACAACGTGATGGTCGAGACAATGGGTCTCGTGCACGAAGGCCTATCAGTGTTCTACACTAACTCGGATTACACACCAATCGCATTAGCATAACCCTAAACAAGGAGCATAAAACGTGGCACAAACCGTATCTACTGACCCAGGAGCAATTAATGCTGCTGTGGCAAGTTTGGATCAAGTAGCAGAAGTAAAAGTAACAACAACGGCGCCTTCAAATAATGAGGTTACCCTACCCGGTGGTTATATTAACCGGGAGGGTGCCCTTGTTAAATATGCGGAGGTTCGTGAACTAAACGGCGCAGACGAGGAAACTATTGCTCGATCCGGTACTACCGGACGTGCCCTAAACAGTATGTTGCAGCGTGGACTTGTTAATATTGGTATGGATCCGGCTCAAAAAGAAGATCTTGAAAATCTTCTTTCTGGGGACCGTGACGCCATTCTTTTAGGTATTCGCAAAGCAACTTTTGGTAAAACCATTGATTTTGAATTTACATGTCCTAACTGTAAGGAACATGTAGAAGTTACTATTGATTTAGAAAAAGATATTCCAACCAAAGAACTTGAAAACCCAATTGAAGATCGTAAATGGTTTTACGTATCAGAAAAATGGGGAAACATTGGAGTCAGCCTTCCAAACGGTATGACTCAAAGAAAATTGTTGGAGAATTCCGACAAAACTGCAGCAGAAATGAATACAATTTTGCTTGCTGGCTGCGTTACATCTGTTGGTGAATCTCCATCTATGGGAGCTTCAACAGTTTTAAAACTAAGCTGGAAAGATCGCGAAAAGATTGTTGAAGAAATTCTTGAACGCAATCCGGGTCCAAGACTCGGGGAGGTGAAGAAGGGCTGCGAGTCATGTGGTGAAGAAATTCCTATGCCACTGACCCTTGCTGCATTGTTTCGCGTATAGAGAGCAAGATTACGTAAACCTATTGGACCAATTTGAAGCACTTACTCGGAGCTACCCAGGATGGACTTTGGCGGATATCCGCTCGCTTTCTTTTAGAGAGCGTCAAAACTGGCTTCAAAGAACAGGACGTAGGAGATAATGTCTGACATTGGTAGTTCAATGGGTATTGGCGGTTCGGGCGGCGTATTTGGCCGTAAGACCGAGCTTGTTGCTGACCTAACGTCTGCCTTTAAAACCCTCAATGCCGAGCTTGTAAAAACTCGCGATCTATCTGCTCAAATTGCCAAAAACCTTAAAGGTGCCTTTCCTGGAGGCGGGGGAAGCAACGACGTTGGTCTTGACTTAGCAACCACAAGTCAAAACACGCAACCTAATATGGGTAGCGGTGGTGCTCAAACAAACTTCCTTGGCAAACTTGTCAAAGTGGGCGCTGCTGTTGGCATGGCTGCGTATGGCGGTGCATCAGCACTAATGTCTATGGGGCCTTCGGCTGCGGATTCTGTCGATGCTCAAGTAGGCGCTGGTCAACTTAGAGGATTTACTGATACAAAAAATCAAAATCGTATAGTGCCTTCACTTCTTAACACGGCAAATTCTGGAAGTTTCTTAGGAACAAATGACGTTTTAAATGCTGCTATGTCCGGCCAAATGTATGGAATGGGTGTTGGTAATAAGGCAGCAATGAGCAGCTATGCAATGCTCTCCAACATAAACCCTGGCATGAGCGGTCAACAAGCAGCTGGTGTTGTTGCAAATATTAATAGCGCTCAAAACGTCAACGCTGCGCGAATGATTGGAATTAACATTCGTGATAATAAAGGCGGAATGCGTTCTATTCAAGATATTGTAAACGATATTTGGACTTATTTAAATCGTAATAAAAGAACGTCGGGTCCAATAACAAAACTTGAAATTGATAACTCTTTGCAACCCGGAAATGCTCTTGATAGCATTTTAAATACTTATTTTGGTGGGTCTGACTCTAACACTCGTGAGTCTATTATTAAATTGCTTTATATGAAAGCTGGGGGAAATGCCCTTGATAAAGCAGGTGCACAAAAAGCTGGATTCCTTGCAGGAGTAACTGCTGCCGGTGGTACTGCTGCAACTTCAAAAGCTACTAATGCGCTTGGTAAATATGGAGCGGCGCAAACCGCAGGCATAACAGATTTTGAAAAAGAAGTAAGTGCTGCAAACAAAGCCTTAGAGGTTCTTTCTAAAAGCCCAATTTTTGATAAAGCTGTTGAAATTAAAACACTTATGGATCAAAACACCAATGCTTTAAACGCATTAACTGGTGTTGTGACCGGACTTCTTGCCTCACTTGGTGGTGGTCTTCTTAAAGATCTTCTTGGTAAAGGTAGCGGTTTAATTGGTGGCGCTAAAAATATGTTTAGTAAAGGAAAAGGGTTACTTAGCAAAGGATTTAATTTCCTTAAAGGTGCGGGCAGTAAGGCATTAAAATTTGGTAAATCAGCTTTACATGACGCAGGTAGTTTTGCTAAAACCGCGTATGGCGATATAGAACCAATTATGGGAGAAGTTGAAGCTGTTGGTGAATTTGCGGGCGAGGAAGCGTTGGGAGCGGGTGCTGACGTATTAACTGGCGGTGCTGCTACTGGTTTAGATCTTGCACTTCAAGGCGTTATGATGAAACAACTTTATGATGCTTTTCATAAAAAGAAGGGCAAGGGCGGGTCAGATAACACTTTGTTTGGCTATGGCGGTCCAGGAGATGGCGATTCGGATATGACCGGATCTGCATTATCCGGAGCAGCATCTAACCATAAAGAAAATCCCGTAGCTGGTAACGCACCAATTACTAGCAAGTTTGGTGAAGTTAGATACCTTAGAACAAACATGGGTAGAAACGCATCTTATGGCAAGCCTCATGGCGGTGTTGATTTTGGTATTGGTACCGGAACCCCTCTTCGCGCAGTTAAAGATGGAAAGGTAATACCAACACCTTTTGACAGCGGTGGTTTTGGTAATTATGTTCTTTTAGATACTGGCGACGGTTATCAATCTTATTATGGGCATTTAAGTAATAAAACAGCATCTGGAAGCGTTAAGGCTGGAGACATAATTGGCTATAGCGGTAACTCTGGAAATTCAACCGGACCACATTTACACTATGAAGTAAGAAAAGGTCAAACAAAAGTTGACCCTATGTCTTATTTGCATGGTGCTGCCTCGGACTCAACTAATCCTGGAATTAATAAAGCAAACCCGACTTCAATGATTTACGGTGGAGAAGGTTCTGTTCCGGCTGCTACTTATGGGGTTTCTGGAAAAGGTGATGGAGCTAGTGATCAAGTTGTTAACTATGGTGGTGTAACTATTCAAGTAAACGTACCTAACAATACGCACGTTGATCACAAAAAATTAATAGAAGATATTAAAGCAGCACTTAAATCAGACAACATTAGACATCATGCGATGGGACGATAATGACCGTAGTTAAATTTGTTAGTTTGCAACCAGGTCAAAAACAAGCTTACAACGCAATTAGTGCTGCCTTGGCTCAGGGCGGTAATTCTACAAAACCGTTAGATCAACAAGCGTTTGCTAATTTAATTAGTCAAAAGAAAACAGGTATTAGCGGAGCGCTTACAAGCGGAACTAATATTGAAGTTCTTAGTGCTGCTCAAAAGGTTGCAGTTGCTAAATTGCTTGCCTCTGTAGAAAAAAACCCGACAACAGCGCCATCAAAAAGCAGTATCGAAGCTGTCACGGGTACTCAACCACCACAGCTACATGATTCAGATTACAAGTTTAATTTGCCACCACACGCCTGGAGTAAACCAGTATTACCGGCAACAATTAATAATCACGCAGAAGATTCTCAAAAAAATCCTATTGTTGCAGATGGAATTAGCGCGCGCCCTAATATTTCAGACGATAATCGTCGTGGAAAACTTTGGTATTGGTATAGCGCTGGGTCTAATGAGGTAACTGGAACAAGTGCGGAACAAGCAAAACAACAAAATTGGATTAAAGATAGAAAATATGGATTTCAATTTATGTGGAATCCTGAAACGTACTCAACGTCAGTTAGCCTTAACACAAGCGTAACACCGTCGCCGTTTGATGATTTTGCCTTAGCTGTTGGAGCCTTTCCGGCAAACCAACAAGTAAACTTTACTTGTAGGGTAGATCGTACAAACGATTTTTATTGCTTTAAAGGTTTGTCGCAAACAGCTCCTGACGGAACTGCAAGCATTAAAGATTACTCTTCTGTTGCTACGTATTATGACGGCGGTAAGGGAATTTCTGATTTTAATAAAAAAATTGATGATTTATTGCGTCGCGGAACCCTTGCTGATATTGAATATATCTATCGAGCAGTTTCGGGCGGAGGAATTGTAAATATAGCCGGTATTCAAACCTCAGATATTGGATATCTTCCAGCATCTCTTTGTAGGTTTGACCTTGGGCCAGTTTCTTATGTTGGTTATATAAATAGCCTTTCCGTAGAACATCAAACGTTTAATCAAAGTATGATCCCAATTCGTAGTGATGTTTCTATTTCATTTAACGTTATGTCGGTTCAAACTACCGCAGGCAGTGCTTCCGTTAGTGTAAGTAGTGGTGCGTAAAATGACAATTTATCAAGGATCTAGATACGAATACTCAACTATTGATTTTTTTGCTGTTAAACCAAATGGCAATGAAAACCCAGTTGTTTTTTACTCTGTACCTACAATTGGTACTTTGGCGTACCGTCAATACACATGGGTTGATGGCGATCGCATGGATCTTATTTCTTATAAATTTTATGGAAGAGCTGATTTGTTTTGGTACATTTTGGATGCAAACCCAAACATTCAAGACCCTAATGATATTGAACCAGGAACGGTTTTAAAAATTCCAAATGTCTAAATATATTGAGGTTAATTTTCCTAACGCTGATGTTAAACCAACATTAATTCAAAGCGTTAGTTTTCATCAAGAACGCAATAAACACGAGTTTGCCACCCTTGAGTTTCGTGAAGGTCTTGTAGATTTTTCTAATATCAGACCGGGAACCCCTGTAAATTTTAAACTTAAAAACGTAGTTGACTCTAAAGATTTTTATGGGTATGTCCACCATATTGAACCCGACATTGCTCCCGGTAAGACTTGGACAAAAATTCACCTTATTGGCGCATCATACGTTTTAAATCAACCTAAGCAAAAAGTTTGGATAAATAAAACTGGAGATCAAATTGCTTCGACTATTGCCAAAGCATATAACTTTGCTTACGATGTAGTTGCGCACCCAAGAGTTTTTCCAATGATTAATCAAGCAGGAATGTCGGATTATCAATTTTTGTTGCACATAGGTAAAAAAATTGGTCATACTCTTAATTTATCAAACGCTACTCTTAGCTTTAAAGAGGGCACTACAAATTTTGATTTAAACAAAAATAATGCTCCGGTATTTACAATGAGACCCACCCATGCCCTAGAGGGGTCAAGCTTATATAGCTTTACACCACTTATTGGTGAAGCTTTGGATCAAAACGGCGAAATTAAGTCTGCTACGGCAATTTCGGGCGTTGATAGAAACACTGTAAAACCTATTCAAGTTACTAATCAAAAACGCCTTAGTTCTAAACGTCAAATTTTTCAACCAGAACATTTTGATGGTTTTGACACAAAAACTGTAGCATCAGATTTAAGCGTTGCTAAATCTGAAGCTGAGGCCTTTGATCATAGAACTAGATATCCATATCATGCACGCGTTGAGGTTATTGGTTCCCCTAACCTTGCCCCTAATCAACCTATTTATCTTCAAGGTGTGGGTTCAACATACACGGGACATTGGATTATTTTAAGCGTAGAACATAAAATTGAGTCGGTTTCCTACAACCTTCATCAATACACAACAATTTTAAACGTTGCTACAGATTCCTTGGGCTCTACGGTAGACGGTTCCGGTGTGCCACCAATGCAGCAATCCCCCTCAAACACGTTAAAAAGAAATATTGTTCCCGGTGTTCGTCAAACGGCCGTAAAACCAATAACAAAAATATCTGTTGGTCGTCAATTACCAACAAAAAATCAAGTTACTGGTTTTGGTACAGTTACTAACAGATCAACACCAACAGTTGCTCATGTAAGTGTTATCCCAAATACTTGGAAAAGCCCGTCGGGTCCATTAAACACTTATGTAAAAGAGGTCAGACAACCTTCTTTTGTTCAAGAAAGAGTTGCTAGGAGAAGAAATGCAGGCTAATTTACATTATGGAATCTATCGTGGCATTTGCTACGATAATAATGATCCAACGAAAAAAAATAGAATTAAACTCCAAGTTCCTCAAATTTTGGGCACTTCGGTTACGGATTGGGCGTACCCATGTTTGCCCGTAACTGATAACGCTAATCACCCAGATCACATTGCTCATACGGCAGCTCAAGTTGCAGCTCTTTTGGTTAACCACACGGACACTATTACAACAAGCTCTGTCAATGATGGGGGTACGGGCTCCAGTTCGCATAGTCATACCGTGACGCTTAATGCTAAACATACTGGGACAGCAACGGGAACCTTAAAACACCCACACCAAACTACTGTCAGTACAACAAACCTATGGAATGAATCTTCCGCTGTTTATAACGACGCAACAAGCACATATGAACACACACCACATCGCACTGTGCCAAGAAATGGTCAAGGGGTTTGGGTTATGTTTGAAGGCGGGGACGCTAACTTCCCTGTTTGGATGGGAGTCTTCTAATGCCGGTCAATAACTACACAAGCGTATCTATAACGCTGCCATTTCTGTTTAATAACGGAGGTGGAACTTCATCAACGTATAACTATAGGCAACAGTATCAAGACCTTGTTATTGCAACTTTAATGACACGCCCAGGTGAACGGGTTCGACGCCCAACATTTGGAACTCGACTATCTGAAGTTGTTTTAGATAGCGAAAGTGACGCAATTGTTGTAGCAAAAGATGCGGTAACAAGAGGTTTTAATTTATTTCTTCCAGATTTAACCTTAAATTATGTTGATGCTAAAATTGTTCAAATAGGTTCAAATGATACTGCGCTGTCTGTAACGATAGACTATGAGCTTCCAACTAAAGAAACTGATCAGGTTACTTTAAAAGTAGGAGCATTTAACCAATCTGGCGATCTGATTAGGGAGATTAAATAATGGCAACCGGTAGTAGTAATTACGTTCCACAGATTGATTTTACCTCCCGTGATTACGCGGCAATTCGTGATGATCTATACGCTCTTATTCCAATTTTTGCCCCAAATTGGACTAGTCGTAACCCGGCAGATTTGGGAATTGCGATTCTTGAAATTTTTGCTCATATGGGTGACGTACTTAATTATTATATCGATAGAGCAGCAAACGAAGCTTTCATCACAACAGCCAGTCAGCGAACAAGTGTTCAACGTATTGCAAAAATGTTGGGGTACACACCAACTGATGCAAACCCCTCTACTGTTACATTAACGTTCTCCAACACAAACACTGTAGCTACAGATGTTCCTTATTTAACACAATGCTCAAGTACTGCGGTAATTAATGGATCAAATACAGAAATTATTTTTGAAACAAATTCTGATTTAATGGTTCCAGCTGCATCTACTGCTACCGGCGTTTTGGTTCCAGGTACAGCAACTGTTGTAGCCACTCAAGGGTTTAGTGTAACAACTGAACAAGTTGGCACATCTACCGGTATTGCAAATCAAGCCTTTACTTTATCTCAATACCCGGTAATTGCAAATAGTGTTCAAGTAACAATTAATAATACTAATTACAATTACGTAACATTTCTTTTGGAGTCATACGGAACCGATCCAGCGTTTACAACCACAACAGATGCAAATGGAATTACGAGCGTTCAATTTGGTGATGGTGTTGGAGGTAGAATTCCTCCAGCTAACGCGACTATTTATGTTACGTATCGAGTAGGTGGTGGTGTTTCAGGAAACGTTAACGCATCAACTATTACTAATATTGTTAATCCAATTTCTGGGGTTACTGTTACAAATGTTCTTGGCGCTGCCGGCGGTGCGGATGCTGAAAGCACGGACTCTATTCGAGTAAACGCGCCTCTTGCTTTTAGCTCTTCAAATAGAGCTGTGACATTGGGTGACTTTGCTTCTTTAGCTGTTGGTGTTTCTGGGGTTGCAAAAGCTTCTGCTTCTGGATCTTTATACACAAGCATTAATCTATATATTGCTCCAAATGGTGATACTGGAGTAAATCCAGATGGATCGCTTAGTGACGTTTTTCAAACATTAGCTACTAATATTAATACGTATTTTGCGTATAAAACTCCGCCAAATACAACAATTACTCTTTTACCACCAACTTTTGTTGGAGTAAACATAACAGTTGTTGTAACTGCTCTGCCTCAATATAAAAACTCTACAATTTCAACTAACGTAACAAAAGCTCTTAATGCTTTGTTAGATTTTAATGCTGTAAGTTTTAATGACCACATTGCTCTACATGACGTAATTAGCACTATTGCGACAGTAGAGGGTGTTTACTATTCAAACGTAACGCTATTGGCTCGTGCTGATGGCACTCAACAAGGAACTTCAGATCTGTCGTTCCTTGTTAATGAAATCCCTCAGGTGGGAACCCTCAACATCGCCTCAAGTGGCGGAATTGCTCAATAAGGAGAAAATAAATGACAGCTACATACCCAGGAACAGTTCGCCCATTTACTGTTAAAAGAGATGACTTTGACACAGTTTACGCAGCTGACGTAGACAGCCTTCAAGACGAAGTTGTTGCAATTGAATCAACTTTGGGAACTAACCCAAATATTTCAACAACGGTTACATCTTCAGGAACCTTTAACTCTACCTCTACCAGCTATGCAACCGTTAAAGCTCGTTTAGCAAATATTGAAGCCGGTATTGTTGCTGATACTCACACACAGTATGTAAAAAATGCCGGTGGAGCAGTTATTAATAACTCAACAGCGGCTACCGTAGCGCTACAAATTAACGCAGCTAGTGGTCAAACCTCACCTCTTCAAGTATGGGCTACATCCGCGGGAACAACAGTTGCTTCTGTTTCTCAGTCAGGAACCATTACAGCTGCAGGCGTCTCTTCTCCAGAAATTAATAATCAAGCTGTGTTAGGAATTTTTGCGTAAAAAATGGGTATTTATGGTATTTCCTATTATGGCCTAACAAAATACGGCTCAAACAACGTAAGCGTTGCTTATGACGCGAGCCCTTTTGTTGCTGAGGCTGTTGGATATACAAGAATCCAATTAACCTGGAAAGTACCAAGCGGATCTTGGTCGTTTATGAAGCTTGTTAGAAACAAGTATGGGTTTCCCTTGTCCATTGAAGACGGGGATGTGCTTTTTACGGATCCTCAAGCCGGTGTTAGAACTTCTTATACTGATTACGGGCAAACACCAAATAACGTAGGGCTTCAGGGCGGTGCCGGTTATTACTACACCCTTTTTGTTTACTCAACAATTAATTTTGATTGGG